AACGGCAACAGAGGTCAAACCACCAAGCGTCAGCGAAGTGCCGCCCAGGCTGATTACAGTTGATCCAATGGTCAACGACGAGTTGGTCAGGGCATTGTTGGGAATGTCCGTCAGCGTGTTTGTTGACCCGCTGATCGACTTGTTCGTGAACGTCTGCGTACCCGTCAATGTGGCCACAGTCGAGTCAATGGCAATCGTTACCGCCGCGCCGCCATTAAACGATGTGCCGCTTAGTCCCGTGCCGATGGTCAGCGCATTTGTGGTGTTGGCCGTGATCGTTGCAGACCCACCCAATGCAACAGTGCTGCCATTGAAAGTGACGCCGCTGTTGGTAAGAGCGCCATTTGGGATATCCGTAAATGTATTGGACGAACCAGACATCGACTTGTTTGTCAGAGTCTGCGATCCAGTAAGGGTGGCAACCGTTGAGTCAATCGCAATGGTTATTGCACTGGAGCCGTCATAAGAGCCGCCCGCAAGTCCAGTACCAATCGTCAGCGCATTGCTGGCAGTGGCAGTGACGGTGACTGACCCACCAAGAGAAACACTTGATCCGTTGATCGTGATTGCGCTGTTGGTCAGGCTTCCATTGCCAATGTCGGTCAGCGTGTTGTTTGTGCCGCTGATCGTCTTGTTGGTCAACGTCTGCGTGCCGGTCAGCGTAGCAACAGTGGAATCAATCGCAATTGTGACTGCACCGGAGCCATCATACGATCCACCGGTAAGTCCAGTACCGATGGTTAAAGCATTTGGGTTGGCCGCTGTGATCGTGCCAGATGAGCCTAAAGCGACTGTAACGCCGTTGTAGGTGACCGAGTCATTGGTTAATCCGGCGTTGGGGATGGTTGCAACAGCGGTGAACGCGCTTGTGCCGTTGCCAACAAGGTAGCCAGTTAAGCTCGTCGCACCAGTACCACCGCTGTCGACATTCAGAGTCCCGCCCAGGGTTATCGCGCCAATCGAGGCAGAAATCGGCGTGAGACCTGTTGAGCCCGCGCTAAATGAGGTAACGCCACCACCGGAAGAAAATGGACTCCAGCTACCCGCAGCGAAACCCTCAAAAAACCCAGTGTCCAAGTTGTACCGGATGTCCCCGTTAGAACCGACTGGCTGTTGCGCCGTGGTTCCAGACGGGATTTTCATGGCACCCGTGCCTGGAATGACAGGATTGCTGGTGATGGAAATAGTTGGATTTCCACCCTGACCATTTCCATTTGCTACGTCTATCTCATTGGCGGTTCCTAAAATCTCAACGCCACCGGCAGTTGCGCCATTCTGAAATGCCAGCAAACCAGTGCCACCGACCTGGGCCATTGCCGCGATCAAGCCGTCCAAAGACGCCGTTGGGTTGCCAGATACGCCGTCCCCATTGGTGATGGCCAAGCCGGTACCAGAAACCGCGATAGAGCGATTTGTGACCGTGGATGCGCTTGTCTTCACAATCACGCCATTGGCAGCTGCTTCAAGACTGCCTGCAGCGCCATTAAGTGTTATTTGCAGCGTAGACAGCGCGCCGCCGTCAACAAGTCCTAGGCCTGTGCCTGTTGCCAAAGCACGGCTGTTTGGAAGTGTAGGTTCTTGATTTGTTGTTAAGAACGTTTGCTGCTGACTAGGCGACCCGGCTAATGCAGCAGCCGTTGTTTTGACCGTGACACCCTGCTGCACAAGAGGCACAAGCTCTTGTCCAGTAAGAGGCTGCGCGTTAGGCAGCTGCGTAATCTGGATGTTGGCCATAGCTTACTGTGGTGGGGGCATGGTGATAATACCATCGACGTTGCCGTCATTTTCAGGAGTTTGCGTGTTTTGCTCCGTTGAAATGACATACCCACCGTAAGGACCAGTGGTCAACTGATCTGGGTTAATGGCAATGTTTGCGTCTGGGCGTGGAAAGCGCAACGAGATTTTTTCAGGTTGACGCGCAGGCTGACGATACGGGTCACGCTGGTCGCTGCATCCTTGATCGCATACACGTAATCCTGGAAAATTAGGGTCAGGCCCCAACTGGGTGTACGCACGCTTCATTTTGCAGCGATCACAAACTGCAATGCTTAAGACTGTATTCCCAAGTGTGTTTAGCGTACGAGGCATGCTTACCTCGTGTAATACGAAATATTAGGCGCAAAGTAGATAGGCGACTTATCGCGCTCCTCCTGCTCTGCTTGTAGCCAATACTTTTCAGCTTGCTGCTCACAATACATAATGCGGTCTGCGGCCACTGTAGGTAGCTCCATGGACATCTGATGCGCAAGCATGTTCTGGATGGCCAGATACCATCGCTGGGGAATTTCCAGCTCACCTGATAGATCACCTACATCCTGTATGTGCCGATGTCTCCAGACCACGAGTTGTGGCGAGTATGTGCCAGGCGTAGGCCACAAGTACATTGACGGCTGCGGAATTGTGCGGTCAAACCAGTATTGTAGTGGCCAGTTGTTGGTGAAGTTTTTGTTAGGCAGGTTGGTGTAGTCATCGCGGTTCATACGCGCCAAAGGGATCTCCGTTGCGTTTGAGCCAAAGACAGTTTGATACACGCCCATATTGGCGCCTGCAGTTTGCAGAATGCGCCAGTATCGCGTATTTGCAGATGGGTCAAGATCGTAGTACAGCCACGTACCAGCTTCCCATGTTACAGCACCAGGGCTGTAGATTGTGTCCCATGTAGTGCCGTCTTCAGACGCCTGGATTGAGATAGTTACAGACCCTGAAATAGCAGGAAGAATGCCTACCGTGCCAAGATAGACTTGATTGTTCAAGCCCATATCGATGCCAATGTTGCCCGTGTTAGTAGTTAATTGGCAAATGTTGGTGTACTGGCCATCAAAAGCGTTGGCAGTTACACCTGAAGAGCTGTACGGGTTGGTGGTGTTTGCCTGAACAGTGCGGTAGTTGGCGTTTAGCACATCCACGGTGCCTACAGGCAAGTAGTAGATGTACTTCTCAGGAATAAGGCCAATGACAGTTTTGTCAATGCACCAGTATTGGATGCCTCTATTTGCCAAGTTAGAAAGCAAATAGTAAAGGCTTTCCTTTGCTGATTGCACTTGCTCGCTGGTAAGTTCTTCAGCGAGTTTACCTGCGCGACGCGCGCCATGGTCAATCAGTGTTTGTACTGATATGACTGTTTGACCAACCGTTCCGCTTGTTGCCATGGTTTACCACCCTGGGCAGTTCCAACGTTTAAGACTAGCGGCTTTACGTGTAAGCTCGCCCTTTTCATCGCGCTTAGACCCAGGCATACCTGACATTCTAGCGCAAAATGACGCTTTTCTTCCTGCGTCGGCTTTAGTTTTTGGGTGCGGCGCAGGGGCTTTAAGATTTGCGCCTGTTGCGCGATTAAACTTTTGCCTGCCTTTTTCAGTCAGTCCGGCGCCTTGGCTTGTAGGTAGCTTTTCACCACGAGAGACAGAAAGCCTAGGGTCGCCGCCGTCTTTCATGCGCTTTGGCAAAGCGCTATAAGCTTTCTTGCCCTTGTTGGCCTGCGTGTACTCCGCCGCCGCGCTGGAACTGACCCCGACCCTCTTGGCAAACTTAGGATTGTGCTCTGCCGCCTTCATCAGCCTGAATTGGGCCTGTGACTTGGCGGGCATGATCAGTCCGGGTTCTTGATTAAAACACCACCAACATAAATGTTGGTCACTGCACCAGCACCACCAGAGCCAAGCATCTGCCATTGAATGTCATGCTTTTCCGGGTAAGCCACAGGAAATTGAAGCGGGATTGCCAGTTGTTGTACGAATGCAGTTTGCAATTCAGCTGTAATTACACTACCAGTTCTTTCTCGATGAACTTGGTATGTACGCAACCTGACGTAAGCACCACTTGTCGCGGACGTATTGGTGTCTGCTTGATAGTAGGTTTGGTAGAACGTATAGCCAGCAGGCACTGTGTACAGCGACATCTGCGTAACGCCATTGCCAGCGGTAATTTTTGCGTAAGTTGTGCCGCCGTTGATAGCAGAAACCGCACCCACTGCATTGCCAGACATGGTTTCCATTTTATTGATTCGCAAGAATGAAAGCGTAGTATTAACGCCAGTTGTGCCATTCAGCGCAACATCTTCATATTGGGAAACAAAACCTGCGCCAAGTCCTTCAACGCGGATTGTGACCGCTGTGTCAGAGGCAGAAGAGCTTGACAACGTCATCACAACAGCGGAGGCCGGATAAGCGTAAGCGCCACCCGCGCCAGTCAAGCCTTCCCAAAGAGGGCCGTAAGCAGTACTGCCAAGAACGGTAGTATTGCCAAAAATGTTTAGCGGCGTGTGACCATCAACTTGCCCACGGCTCACTTGCAGTTCAAACGGCTCATACGCCCCCTGACGGGTAGCAGAAGAATAAGTTCCCATTTTCAATCCTCAAGGAAAGCGGGGGCCGAAGCCCCCACCTTGTTTCAGCAAGCGCCGCCGTCTTTCATCTTACCGCCGCGCTTATACTTCTGAATCACCCCACCGGTGGCGTATTTTTCAACGACACCGCCGGTCTTCAGACCTTTATGCGCTTTGGAAGCAGGCGTGGCTTTATGCGACGACATCTCAGATTTCAAACCACGAATGGCTTTCATCTCAGACGCGTGAGTCTTGTCAGACTCAACTTCGCCGCCCTTTTTACGACCCATAGGCATGCCACCCATAGGCATGCCACCCATACCAACGCCACGTCGTGGCATAGCAGGAGCCATACCACGACGTGCGGCACGAGGAACACCTCGCTCAGAAGGCATTGCTGCGGCAGGCATTGCGCCTCCCATTGCCTTCTTTACGGGCCCACCTTTTTTGAGCTTAAGCTCAACGGTTGGCTCCGTAGTTTTCATCTTAGGCATTGTTTTGAACTGTCCCATGATTAACGCTCCTTCGCAACGAAGATGTAATCAACAGTCATGGTCTTAGCGACGGCTTCACCATTTTGAATTGCAAACGAAACAGTCAAGTCTTCGTCATCAACCAGATTGGTGGTCACAGAAGTGCCCTTCACAACGCCATTTACGGAGTATTGAATGCTTGATGCGCCATCATAGTAAAAACCAAGACTAATGAAAGTGTCATCAGCCATAGTAGCCACGCTAGAAGTCGTAGTTGCTGTGCCGTTCTTCTCAACCAACAGACTTACCGAAGTAGAGCCGTCTGCCTTGATAAAAAACACACCATCCGATACGTCAAGCGGAGTTGCATCGGTAATTTGAAGACCAATAACCACATCAGATTGAGTCGCGTCGCTAACTTTGAAGCGAGCCTCAAAGAAAAGCTCTTTGCCTGAAGCAAAGCGATATGACTCGCCTACTTTTTGCAAAGCAACAAGATCATCATCTGCGGCAGTGTTGGTGATCAAAAGTAAAC